CTCGTATCCGCGAGGCTGCCCTTAATACAGCCGTCGATACTGGTCGCAAGGTCGAGGAGACCAACATGATTCGCGACCAGCGTCTCAAGATCGCTGCCGATCAGGCATTAACAGAGATCGAGGCTGCTAACGCTCTCAAGACAGGTCACATTCTTGAAGAGCAATTTCATTCGGCGAAGTCTGCCGCTTCTCGCGACAAGATCGCCGATGATTTTTACTCCACCCCGACAGGCCAACTCATTCGTAAGATCGGCCTTGTCGGTCAAGGTCTCAACCCGTTTGCATCAACGTTCAACTCAGCCGCCGGCGCTGCCGGTTCGCTCCGTAGGAGGTAACATGAAGAATGTAAAGGCGAGCGAAGCTAACGCCCCAATGCGGCGCGTTCTGAAATCACATGAACGTCGTCGTGTCATAACTTTCGTCCCGACTGAGTCACCCACTCAACAACACATGCGTGATGAATGCGACATCAACCAGATCATTGCCCGCCTCCACCAGGATGGCGTCATCACGCATGTCAACTCTCGGGCCCCTGTTTGGGGCACGGATGTTTCTTCTTACGAGGACTTCCAGACGTCTATGCAGATCGTCCTCGATGCCCGCGCTCAATTCGCGGCTCTTCACTCCAAGGTCCGGGCTCGGTTCAACAACGACCCGGCCGAATTCCTTGCCTTCATGGGCAACCCGGAGAATGCCCAGGAAGCTATCACCCTCGGCCTGGCTACTGAGGCCGAGGATTCCCCCTCCAGGACGCCGCCAGAGCCCACCACGGCGCCGCCTGGATCTCCGGCGGCCTGAGACGCCGGAGTTAGACCTGGTCGACACGCAACCCCCCACGGTCGTGTAGTGGCGACCAGGTCGAGGGCCCGGAAGCGCTCAATGCGTTTCCGGGCCCTTTTTGTTCCCCCCTGAAAGGGGGGTCAGGGGGGTCAGCACAGTTAATCTACTTGATCTTAACTGTGCTAGGTGACACCCCTTAAGCCTCGCAGCCGAATCAGGTTGCCCAATCAGGAGGTTAAATCCATGGCACAATCCCGTAAGCCTATGTCTCGGAAAAGCTCCAGCTCCAAGTTCAGCCAGGGCAAGAAAGTCCATCCCAAAAATATGAAAATGGCTCCTATGCGAGGCGGTATCCGGGCTTAGTGTGGCCTGTTTCGCACCTCTCAAAGGGTACCGTTCGGCGATACGATCGCCGAACGGTAAACGGGCCATCGTCTTCAAACCTCAAAACGCACTGATCGACATGCATGTCGTCGTTCCTTGCGGTCAATGTATAGGGTGTCGCTTGGAGCGTTCTCGTCAGTGGGCAATTCGATGCGTGCATGAGGCGCAGCTTCATAATCAGAATTGCTTTATCACGCTCACTTACAGCGACGAATATGTCCCTGTCGGTCGTTCTCTCGTCAAAGCCGACTTCCAAAAATTTATGAAACGTCTTCGCAAGGCTTTTCCGGATTCTTCCATCAGGTACTACATGTGCGGCGAGTATGGCGAGCAATTCGGCCGTCCTCATTTCCATGCATGCCTCTTCGGTTTTGACTTCATCGACAAAACTATTTGGAAGAAAACTAATTCTGGCGAGCATATTTATCGTTCGCCGTCACTAGAAAAAATCTGGCCTTACGGCCACTCATCAATCGGGTCTGTCACCTTCAATTCAGCGGCTTATGTCGCTCGCTATGTCATGAAAAAGCGCACTGGTGAACAGGCGCAACAATGGTACGAGTACGTCGATGAGGATGGTGTAATCCATCATCGTCTTCCTGAGTATACCAACATGTCTCTCAAGCCTGGCATCGGCCATGGCTGGCTCGAAAAATATAAGAGCGACGTTTATCCCGCTGACACCGTGGTTCTTAAGGGCAAGAAAATGCGCCCGCCACGGTACTACGATCTTCAATTCGAGATGGAATATCCATCTGACTTCAAACGCATCAAGGCCGCTCGCAAGTCTAAGGCAGCTTTGCATGCCGAAAACAATACCGATTCACGTCTCCGCGTGCGTGAAGAGGTTCAACAAGCGCGGCTTAAAACTCTCAGGAGAGAACTTAAATGAAGCTCAAGATCGTCTCTGTCTATGACAATGCCGCAAAGGCATTCTCTCGTCCCGGTTTCTCGCCGAATGAACATATTGCGCGTCGCGAGTTCGGCGAATTCTGTAACCAGGCGGATCACCCTTTCTGCAAACATGCGTCCGACTTCGTCTTGTTCGAGCTTGGCGAGTTCGATGACGAAAGCGGCGCTATCACTGCTCATAAGGCTCCGCTTAAACTGTCTCTGGCTCTCGAGCTTCGCAGCAATCATCAGCCCCAGCTGCCTATGTTCGCGGGTCTTGAGAAGGGCATGCATCTTCCGCAGCCCGATATGACGCTGCCGCGTCACCGCGCCCGTAAGGGCAAAAACTAAGAGGAGCCAACATGAAAAGTAGTGCGAATCATACGTTCGCGCAGGTGCCGAGGGCGGAAATCCCTCGGTCATCCTTCAACCGGACGTTCAATCACAAGACCACTTTCGACAGTGGTTATCTCATTCCATTCTTCGTAGAGGAGGCTCTGCCGGGCGACACGATGTCGCTACGCATGACCGCGTTTGCGCGTCTTGCAACACCACTCCACCCCTTCATGGACAACATGTACATGGAGACTCAATTCTTCGCGGTGCCTGTTCGCCTTCTCTGGCAAAACTGGGAGAAGTTCAACGGCCAGCAAGACAACCCCGGCGATTCTACGGACTTCGTCACTCCTAAGATGACTGCGCCGGTCGGAGGATATCAGTATGCCTCGATCTCCGATTACTTCGGTCTGCCTACTCTCATTGCTGGTTTCACTCACGTTGCTTTCTGGCATCGCGCTTACAATCTCATCTTCAACACGTGGTATCGCGATCAAAACCTCCAGACGTCGCGTCCTGTTCCTCTCGGCGACGGCCCGGACGCTCCTACGGACTACGTGCTTCTACGCCGTGGTAAGCGTCACGACTATTTTACGTCGTCATTACCCTGGCCTCAGAAGGGTCCGAGCGTCGCTATTCCCCTTGGTACAACGGCTCCGATTATCGGCCTAGGCGTCGTCGCGAATACCAATACCAACATGCCTACGCAAACAGTCTGGGAAACCGGCGGCGGGTCTCCCGCGTACACTGCCGGCTGGACCCAGATTGCCGACATTCGCATGAAGGCAACCGGCGCTAACGGTCGTCCGGCTATCTATGCTGATCTGACGGCCGCAACGGCCGCCACGATCAACTCACTCCGTCAATCATTTCAGGTTCAGAAAGTATTCGAGCGTGATGCCCGCGGCGGCACGCGTTACACCGAGCTGGTCCGAGCGCATTTCGGCGTGATTTCGCCGGATGCTCGCCTTCAGCGGCCCGAGTACCTGGGCGGCGGTCGCATGGTCTTCCACGTCAATCCTGTGGCGCAAACGTCTGCTTCGGTCGTGGACGAGAGTGCTCTGGGGGAGCTCGCTGGGATCGGCACCTCGGCTGGTCAGCACGGGTTCTCCGCGAGTTTCACGGAACACGGGTTCATCATCGGGATCGTCCAGGCGCGGGCCGACATCTCGTACCAGCAGGGCATCCACCGTAGCTGGTTCCGGAAGACGGTGTATGATCACTACTTCCCCTCGACGGCGAACCTCGGTGAGCAGGCCATTCTCTCGCGGGAGTTGTTCGCGACGGGTGCGGCCGCCGACACGGACGTGTTCGGCTACCAGGAGCGGTGGGCCGAATACAAGTGGAAGCCGTCCATCATCACCGGGATGTTCAAGTCCACGGTGGCGGCCCCGCTCGATGTGTGGCATCTGGCGCAGGAGTTCGGATCGCGGCCCAGTTTGGGTTCAACGTTCGTCGCTGACGACCCGCCGTTCGATCGTGTGCTCCAGGTGGCCTTGTACGAGGAGCAGGAGGTGTTGTTTGATTCGTCGTTCGCTCTCCGGTGGGTGCGGTGCATGCCGATGTACTCGATCCCGGGGCTCGGTGAGTTGAGGTTCTAATGGACCCGATCACGATTTCCGCTATCATCGGCGGTGGGCTGTCCCTCGGTCAGTATATTCATGGGTCGATTCGTCAGAACTCGGCCCACCAGCGCCAGGTGAAGGACCTCGTGCGCGCTGGAATCAATCCCATCCATTCCGCCGGCGGTCAGGGTGCTCAGTCACAGCCGGCGGCGGACGTGGGTCGGGACGCGATGTCGGCGGCCGCGGTGGGGAAGCTCCACGCGGAAACGGAGCTGCTGAAGGCTCAGGCGGCGTCCGAGCGTGCCGGTCAGGCTCTGAAATCCCA